CCGCCGCCTCATTGGATGCGCCGCGAATGGTATAGTGCAGCTCGGCGGATTTGCCGGGGATGTAGCGGGATTCGATGTCTTGCGTTACTGACATTTTCTATTTCCTATTTCAAATTTCCTATTTTATAAAATTGCAGACTTCCTCATCCAAAATAGGCAATAGGAAATCGGCAATAGGCAATTAAACGGTCATCTCTCCGTCATCATCTTTCTGTGCGTTGACCAGTTCCTTGGTATTTTTAGCAATCTGCTCGACGCCATTGGCCGTGCGTTCGGCGGCGGAGTTGCCTTCGGCTCCGAACCGTGAAAAGCCGCTGAATCCGCCGGATGCCGTCATCTTTGCCGCCGCCGCGTCAAATGCGCCGCCCAGATTGGACAAGTCCGGCTGTTTTAATTCGCCGGGCTTTTTCATGCCATCCAGACGGTCTTTGTCGGTGCGTTTCTTCTTGGCCTCGTTGAGTGAATCCTGCCACGCCTTGCGGGCTTGGTCGAGGTCTGTGGCGTTGTCCTGCATCCGCTGGGTGTACTCGTCGTCCAGCTGCTTATTCTTGTCGGCGTAATCGGTGCCGATCTGGTTTAACATCTCGTCGCGTTCCCGCGCAGAGTCTTCGTTGCGGGATTGGCGGCGTTTTTCAATCTCTGTCCCTCTGGACTGCTGGTCTTGGTTGATTTTGTCAATCGCCTTCTGTTTTTCATCATCGACGATTTGGTAGGCCGCTTCCAGATTAATGCTGTCGTCAAACAGCTTCATAATCCACAGATACGCCTTGGTTGCCCACGCCTTCATATTTTCCCACGTCCGGGCAAAAAAGGATGAAAATCCGTTCCAGACCTTCTGCAGGAACGCCACCGTCTCATTCCAACCCCGCTCCAGGCCGTACCAGGCATACGTCGCGGCCGCCAATGCGCCGTAAAAGGCGTCATACGCCAGCCGGACAAAGAAGTTGCGGAAGTTCAGCCAGATTTTCTCGAGGAAGTTGACCCCACGAATCCACTCCATTTTCAGCGTCAGCCACAGAATCCGCGCCGCCAGGGCAATATCTCCGGCCGCCAAGGCGTCGCCAATCCCCGCATATGCGTCCGTCGCGTCCTGCTTGAGCTGACCAAACCGCGAACCCAACCAGTCCAGCGCCTTGGCACCGGCACCGGATGCATAGATGATATACGCCGCCAGCGCCGCAAAGGCCGCAATCGCCAGCACAATCGGCTGTGTCAAAAACATAATCGCAGCGCCGAGCACCTTGAACACCGTACCGATAAAGACAATCGTCGAAGCAATCTTTCCAAGCATCAGACCCAGTCCGCTGACCATGCCGCCAAAGACCATCAGGGCGATTCCACCGGCGACAATCGAGGCGGCGACCTTGGCGACGGTGACGATGACCTGTCGGTTCTGGTCGATCCAGGCGTTGAACTTGGCGATGACGCCGGCCACCCAGTTGGACAGTCGGGTCAGGGTGGGTGCCAGCGCCGCCCCAATCTGATAGCTGGTCATCTTGATTACCTGCCACATCCGGCCAAACGCGTCGTTGAGTTCCTCGGCGGCCGCGGCGTCTTTCCCTCGCATCACCAGCCCCAGCCGAGCGGCCTCATCGGTCAGTTCCGTAAGTCCGGCGGCACCTTTTTCCAGCATCGGAAGCAGTGCGGTACCCGAACGACCGAAAATCATCATCGCAATCGCTGCGCGGGTGGTGGGGTCTTTGATTTTACTCAAACGGTCGGCGATAAGCTTGAATTGCTCTTCCGGCGATAAACGCGACAACTGCTGATACGAAAGCCCCAAGACCCCCAACGCATCCTGAGCGGACTTCATGCCCATTCCGGCATCGACAATCGTCCGCTGCATCTTGCGGACACCTTTTTCAAAGTCCTCGATGCTGGTGCCGGACTGCTGGGCGGCATAACCGAGCGCAGATAACGACTCGGCCGTTAACCCGGTGCGTTTGCTCATATCATAGATATCACTGCCCATCGATGCAAATGCCTTACCTGCCGCAAGCAAGGGAGTCAGCATCGCCGTTCCCAAACCAGTGAGTCTCCGCCCCAATTGACTAATCGACTTTCCAAAGGCTTTGAGTTTCCGCTCCGCTGCACGCAATCCGCGCACTAAGGCGGTGCTGTCTGCAAACAGCTCAACAAATGCTCGTCCTGCCCGGATGGCTCCGGATTGGGCCATAACTTATGCTCCCGTAAAGTAACGTCTTAATTCATGAATATTGGTTTCATCAATTTCAATAGCATCCGGTTTACTCTGACTAAATGGGTCAAAGTCCGACGGTTTAAAGGGCTTGGTTTTCTTAGCATCCCTGTGACAATTGGCCAGCATGGATAGTACCACGCTGGTATGCTGCCATCTGTCTTTAGCTTTCCCCTCGGCCATCTGCATCAGTTGACGCAGGGTAAAAGGTCTTGGGTCAAGCCCTACGATTCCGGCAAGCTGCCAGATAGTGCTCCATCGATCAGGCTGTCCAAATCCATCGCCGCCAGTTTCTGCTCGATGGCGAGGGTGGCTTTCTGGATGAGCTTGGCCTGTGCCGCGACCGCCTGAGCTCGGTCCATCCGGCCGCGGCTCCGGAAAAAATCTTCCAGCTCCTCATAGAATGCTTTCTGGGCGGAAAGTAATGTCTTGCCGTCAAATGCCAAGCGTACATCGGCTTCCGTCACCTTGTGTGCGACGAACTGGCTTTCCAGTAAGGCACACAAGACCTCACCGAGTAAAAGCTCATCAGTTCCCAGCCGGGTTAGCAGCGGCGGCTCACCTGCCTCCGGCTGGAGCAAATCAATACCGAGTTTCGATTTCACATTGAGCGCCGTTCCAAGATTGAGCGACAACGTCCAGGTACGACCAGCGGCATCGTTGAAAGTCTTCATAATCGTTATCTCCTGTTGAAAATTGTAGACTGTAGATTGTAGAATGAAAAGGATAGTTGCCTTATCTTCATTCATCCATCGTCAATTTCTACGCTGTCTTTTTGTACCAAGAACCAAAAGCAGAGAGCTTTGCGGTAACGCTGACCGTAATAGCCTCTTCCAAAGGTTCCGACCGCGAGAAGTTAGTGATGGTAAAATTCCCCACCGGACCTTCAGAACCAACGGTAGCGTGGGCATCGGTTAAAATCGCCAGGGCCAATTCGCTGGAACCTAAAAACGCGGTCTTGATCGCATCGAAGCCCGCATCGCTGGGTTTCCACACCATCTCGAATTCCGCGGTGCATTCACGCAGCGTTGGAGCGGTTCCTCGCCAGCCCGCATTGGCGCGGGTGGTTATATCAGCTTCGCCGGCTTCCATGTTGAGCGTGACATCCTTGACATTGCTCAGTTCCGTCAGGGTCGATGGAACCAGTGTCTCCGGCGTTGCCGAGGCGGTGCCATAATACAACTTTGCTTTCATTCCAAGTAAAAAACTAGCCATAACTATTGTCTCCAATAAAGGTTTATTAATTAAAAATTCAAAGCACTATACCTACTGGAAAATACGAAATACGAATCTCGAAATTCGAAAACTTCTTTTTTTGGAATTTATTTCGTATTTCGTTATTCGAGTTTCGGATTTTTATTTAACGCTATTTTTCCACATTGCTGGTAATTTCGGTAATTCTTTATCAAACGCCGGATGCATAAAAGGTCTTGATGGGATAGACACCTTTTTGCTCTTGCGTTTTCTTTCATTGGCATCCCACAACAGTCGTTCGGTTCGTCCGCCATATTCCAGGATGCCCGGAACGGTATTGCTGCCGCCGGATTTTTTAGACGACAGCAGCACTGGCCCAATGACTACATTCTTGGCCGTCGGTTCATAGCTAAAGAAGATAAACTTCTTTAATAGCCCAACATGACTATTAGGCGGACTTCCCGGAGCACTGGGACCTTTTTTCTTGCGGATTGACCGCTTGGCGGTCGTCCGAACAAAGGCTCCAAACTTCGAGAGCACGTTACGCGTGGCCGCGTCGACTGAGTTTATTACCCGTTGACGGTCAAAGAATAGGTGTTTTATTTTCAGCACGTCCATCGGCAGAACCCAATTGATAAATGGTTTTATATTTTTCAAGCCCGGTATCATAGATGCAGATATTCCGCAGACACGCCATCGCACGCAGACTGCGCGGTAAACGGCAGCCGGTTTCACCTAAAAAGCCGGTTTTTTCATCCCAACAGGAGTTGATCTGCTGTCGCTGAAGGTCTGTGAAAAATGCCTCTTTTTCACCCTCCTCGAAATAACCCTGATATTCGGCGCAGCGAAGGCATCCGCATTGGTCATAGTTTGCCCCGCACGCTTTGCCGCAGTCCGGTTCTGTAACTAAAACCGCCCGCCGCGCCAGGTCGGCGGCATGTTCACACCGTTTCCAGCGTTCTTTGAGAAGGACCTGTTTTGCCGGGATCGTTCTAACGGTACCTGTAGGAAAGGTAAGGGTTAAATTGCCGTTTGTATCTTGTGTTAAATCCATCGTTTTATCCTCTGCAAGGGAGTAAAGAAGCCCAATACGTCGAAACCGCGGCAGTCGCTATCAAGGGATTGGGCGAATAATTGCCGTGAAGGACATACACCGCCGTGGGGTCATTGGCATCGGAGGTGCTGGACCAAAGCCCTTCACGGAGACAGGGGTTGGCAAACGGAATCGTAAAGACCGAAACCAGCCGACGATTCGTGTAGGATGTTTGTGAGAAATCTAAAATGCTGAACAGCTCGTGGATATTCGGGATACGCCAATCATTATAACCGCCATATGCAGCGGTATTGACATCGCCTATTCCGGTCGTCCGGCAAGTCGCAAGCTGTTTATACCGAACATTATCGGTAACCGCCGTCAGTTGAGTCCACACACCCGGCCACATCAGCCCCGTCGCTTGATCTTGAATGATGGTTTTGCCATTTAACGTCAGCGTATTAAATCGGGTACCATTATTCCAGCCCTTTTCCAGGTCGCCATCATCGCCTGTAAAATAGCTGGCCGTCTGTCCCGTCTTGGGCAGTACATTCAGGACGGGTTCGTTATTCTGGGAAGAAACGAAAAAAGGCATTACCAGGTCCCCCCGATCATAGTCATCACATCATTTGCCGTACCTTTAACCTGAATAGCTGCCAGATTGACCGACTTAAATGTATGCCATTCACCCGGCGAGAGCGGTACCGAATCGCCGGTATCGCCCAGCAGGTACGCAGAGCCAGTGTTATCCGGATGGGCTGTAAGGGTCACTGTAGCAACCAGCCGCCCGGCTGAGAGCGGCTGATAGGAGCTGGTTAATATCATTTTACGGGCGATTAGATTATTCATAACATTCCTTATCTAAAGGCGTCAGGCATCAGAAAATAAATCTGGAGCCTGGAGCCT